ATCAAACGCGAGGTCTTTAACATGCCATTACTGGCACGTAAGAGGATCTTCCGCGTGGGGGGGAAGACCTACGCCGAGCTCGCCGACGCCGACGGAAATGGCATTGGCCTGATCGAGATGCCTGTTGAGGACGTTACGTCCTCCGGGACATTGGACGAGATGGCCATCAGGGGATCAACAATCTCCCCCTGCCAGGACCACAAGGACTTCAAGGGCGTCGTCACGTTTACCAGCACCGGCATTCTTGTCGGAGTTGGTTTTCGGATAGGAGAACACCTGGTCGTCCCCGCACACGTGTGGGACGTCTCGGACGCCTTCGCCAGCGCCACACAGACGCTTTCGGACTACCACGATCAACGTTGGAAAGTCTTGAGGCCTAATGTGCAGAGCGACGCGTTGTTCGTCGAGGTGCCACGTAGAGTGTGGAGCAGCCTGGGGGTATCGTCCCTTAAGGTAGCGACCTGCTCTATGGGGCGCCCCGTCGTAGTTCGCTGGATTAACCACACAGAGTCTGACTCTGGCGTGCAGTCCAGTGGGCCGATCCGTGCCAGAGAGTTTACCGACCGACACACGTTTGCGCTGCGCCACGGCGCCGCAACACGCCCCGGGATGTCGGGCTCCCCTGTTTATCAGGGGGGCCGCGTCATTGGGATGCACGTAGCTGCTGATCATGATCAGAAGCATAACGTCTTTCTCAGCCTGATTCCAAACATGGATGTGGCAGGGATCCCCAACCCGACCACCACGTGGGCCACTAGGATAGGAATCACTTCCGAGTCCTGGGACAGTGTGATACATGGCGATACGGATTATGAGCGAAGATCGGAGCGGACCATGGTGGACGTCTACGCGGACCGGCTGGCAGACCAGAACTTCAACGGAACGAAGTACGTGGTGTCGGCTAAGGGCAAGTATGCCCCCGCGTCGGAGTTCGACTTGGATGCAGCTCAAGAGGCACTCGACGACCCAGAATCCTGGGCCAACCTGGTGGACGAAATGCATAGGCAAGCCTATCTTCGACACACAAGGAACGAGAACGCGTCTACCGCGAGTCCTTCGCAGGACCCAGAGACGTCCCCCGTAGCGAGTACACAGTACCCTCGGAGGGACCTGCCGAAGTCTCGGCGGGTCGAAGCCTCTTTAGAGCAGCAGCCCACTTCTTCACCGAAGTGGAGTCCTACAATGACGAGGGCCCTGGAGAAGGCGTCAGGTGTATTGGGCGAGCCTACGGGCCCGCCAGCTACGTCCGACCCCCCAGTAAGCACAAGCCACTCCCAGAATGGCTCCTCGAGCTCTTTCCAGAGCTCGGAGACTACTACTGGCCAGTGCGTGCCCGAGTCATCGACTGTCTCCGATACGCCACGTCCGGCGGAAGCGAGCCCCCCACCGCAGCCGTCGTCCGGCGCCAAACGCCGCAGAAACCGGAAATCCCGGCCTGGGTCATCGACCCCAGCCTCGACAACGGAGACTACGAAGGCGTCAGACGTGCGGTCTGGGGTTCCCTCCCTCGAATACGCCCTCAAGGTAGCCCAGGAGGCGCTTATGGTGTGTTCTTCAGCAGCAACAAACAGCTCGTCGAGTCACACTCAGAAGAGCTCGTTGAAGCAGCAGTAGAACGCCTATTCGCGATGTCCAGGTCAATGATCGCCCCGGCTTTAACGCCAGGGTTGAGCAAGGCCATGTTGGACGCCGACCTAGTAGACGTATGCACACCGTTCGTCAAGAACGAGCCGCACCCCTCGCGTAAGCGAGGACGAGAGCGGATCGTGATAGCCATTTCGATCGTGGATCAGCTTGTGGAGCTGTACCTGTTCGGAAAGCTGTTGGACGTGGTGCATGAGGGATACCCGAACCTCGGGGTCATAAGTGGCCTGGGGTTCTCAGACGAGCACTCAGCAGAGCTCTGCACTGTTTACAAGGACAAGTGCGATGAGTACAAGGACACCAGACTCGCCGTCATTTCTGACGTGACAGGCTGGGACCGTACGCTCTCGCATCAAGCCCTGGACGACATGGGAGACATTATAGTCAACACTTGCGTAGACATTGGACCGGCCTCCGAAAGGGCCGTCCGTGTCCGCTTGAGATGCATTTCGTGTCCCGTGTACGTTGTGGAGCTGGAGCCAGGGGTGTGGCACCTATTTGAGCGAGCCATACCCGGAGGAATGCTGTCGGGCTCCCGTCTCACTACCATTGGCAATGGGATCGCCCGCGCTAGGTCACAATTTATGACCGGTGCGCAGGGCGGCATGGTCAATGGTGATGACGGAATTGCCTGGCAGCTGCTCGGGACAGATGTAGAGGAGATCCAAAGTGCGTACGCATTACTTGGTATTCAAGCGAGGGACATTAAGGTGTGCACTCGAGAGTACTTTGAGTTTTGCAGCCATGGATTCGACACGACCGCCGGCGTAAGCTGGCTGCTGTCGTGGCCCAAAGCACTGTTCCGTCTGGCTTCAAAGGAGAAGATACCGGAGAGTTACGTGGAAGACTTTGTACGTGAAGTCATCAACCACCCTCGCCGGGACGAGCTGCTGGGAGCCGTAGATCGATTGTTTTCCGCCGCCGCGGTGGGGTAGCGGAAAACACAGACGCAAAGGAAACACATGAGATGCCATCCATTCAAATGGTCGCCGGTCAACCTCTCAAGCCGAAAGGCAAGAAGAAGCGCACTCGCTCGCGCAAGAAGGGCTCGGGACATTCCCACGAGGGTGTTCCGCGGTCTATCGCGCCGCGCATCAACGCTGCTGCGAAGCGCGTTGTTTGCGACTACGTGTGCAGCCGCGTTGATCCGTTTTGCGCAGCTGCTTGCGGTGGGAAACGAGCCGATGGTGGCGTGCCATCCATAGCTCGTACCTTCCGCAGGTATGGGTACGTGGCCCAGTACGCAGCCACAGGAAACGGGGCGGGAGCTGTACAGCTCAACCCCAACCTGTCGGCATGCTACCGAGATGCCACAGCCGGCACTTTTACGTCCTTCGGGTCGTGGGCTGCCATTGAAGGCTACAATGCTTCGGCGTACAGCAAGTACCGCATCACCTCTATGGGTGTGCATGTGTACTGTGTTGCATCACCGAGCACCGCAGCTGGCGTGACTGGAGTGTTTACACACACCGGTGGAATCGTCAGTTCGCTGTCAGCCTCTGGCACACTGTCGTCCGATACTATCAGGACTTCAGTTTACGACGCGGAGTACAACCATGTGTTTAAGGGAGTAGGCCCTGAAGCGCAAGATTATGTCGCCATTGCGTCCACCACAAACGGGTGGACCAGTGCAACCATTTTCTTCGACGCCATGACCAACGCCAACGGCGCTAAGGCCTTGGCCTACGACCTCGTGATGAACTGTGAGCTGACGCCAGCAGAGGAAACCGATTACACGGAGTTCGCCACACCGGCGCCTCCTCGGAACGATATGCTAGAACAGCTTACGGTTAATGTGGAGAAGAAACTCCCCGCCACCACCTTCACCACCCCAGAGAAGCACTCTCAGGGTGTTCTTGGAGTCGTTGGTGACGCGGTCGAGAGCTTGGTCCGCATGGCCGGTCCCCTAGCTTTGGAGGGGATGGCCTTGCTCCTAGCGTGAGCAGGCGGGTTTTACCTGCCAGCACCGCTGGTGAGATCCCGAAAAGGATAGAAACTACACTATGACAGAAGTGGTTTAAAAGACTGTTAATGACGTTTACTACCCCCTTTGGGGGGTGGCTGGCCCCTAAGTGAGGAGATGAATCCGCC